ACTGTTAAATCCCTCTGCCCAAAAGTCTAGTTCATTACAGATATCCTGCCAAACAAGGGATTCTTTTAATCTCTCTATCTGGGCCCTAGTTGCATTTACTTTTATTTCATACTCACTCATTAGAATTGCTCCGTAGGTATAATGTTTCCTTTTTCTACTTCTCTCATAACCTGCTCATCAGGCATTTGTTGAGGTTGGATTCTATTCACGTTACGCTTGAAGTCTTCAACATTCTTAGCACCAAGCTGTCCAGCGATGTAGGTGAATATCCTTGTTATATCAAAGGATTGATGTAGTTCTGGATGTTGTGCTATGATGTTGAATAACTGGACCCAGGACTCAGAGAAGTTACCACCAGGGATTGATCCATCTCTTACAACCAGATCATAGTTTACAGCCAGATCAAGTGGAGACACCTTGGCTCTAGTTGCTTCTGCACCAAACTGCGCTTTTAATTGCTCTTCATAACGACCAGTTATTTTAACAACTGTTTCCTTCGTCATGTATTGTTGAGTGTGTACAGCAAACATTTCACCTATATCTTGCATGAACTGCATTCCGACTATCATCGCTATACGTTGAAGTTGGGAGACAGCACTTGAACGGGTCCCTGCAAACTCACGACCTGTTAGACGTTCAGGGCCTGACTGGCGAACTTGACCAGACATAGACTGGTCAGTTTTTGATATCCTATCCATCCACTGAGTTATGTAAGTAGAGTCAGCAATGTTTAAGCGAGTTACATCATTTACTTGGAGTTGCTGAACTACGTCTTTAACTCCATGTCCCCAAGCAGGCCTTCGTAGACGAATTAATTTCCCTGGCTCTGGGTCTTTCAAATCATTAATGTTTATTAAGTAAGGATCAACTACAAACATATCGTTTAGGGCCTTACGAGTATTGGCTATATGAGTGTTGAATAAGAAATCAAGAACCCCTTGTAACCCGTTTAAGATTTCCATTCTTGAAATTGGTGTAGTTGAATACCCATCGAATTCGCTACTGGCAACAGCCATAGGATACATCCCATGATAGTGGTTAGTACGATGACAACGAGTTATTATATCGTCTGCTGATAACCTAAATAACCACTTTTCAGGATACTCACCACTGCCTAAGTTCCATTCTTTAGGGACTAGGTTGATATACATATTGATGTTATCTACAGGATTTGTAGTAGAAGTCATTCCATTGTTAAGTGACCTTGGTGACCCTCCAAACTTAGTCTCACGTTGACTATTGTCGATTGCAAGAGTTGATCGTTTGTCAGTTTTACCTCTAAGATATTTTACATTGAAGATATCCTTATCATTACTTTCTTCTGACAACATATTCATGTAGTTATCACGCTCAACCCAACCAACGAATTCACCTTCTTGGATACTGCTACTATCGACTGAAGGATCTGGGAGCCATAGGTAGGGATCTATGTTGTTTAGTGCGTTCCCTTCAAATGTTAATCCATCTATGTAATCAACCATTTGCTCAGTTGTTTCATTACCAAGATTATCCATAGTTATTATAGATGATTTTATAGGTACTTTTCCATATCTTTTAACCCACTCAGGAATTCCAATTCCTATCCCATAACTAAAATTATCCCTAAGGATTGTATGAAGTTTTAATAATACCTTTGTTTTGATACAGTGGAGTCGTATAACTTGCTCCATCAACATGGCGCCGACAGTGTCAGAATCTTCTACCCCTTCATACTGGAACATGGGGTCTTGGCCAAAAGCTGCAAGCATGTAGGTTAAGAGTGACTCTAGGTTACTGTAAGAATAAGGGAAGATAATAGATACCGGCTTACGAGAATCTTTATCTTTCACACTATGTTCTTTATCACTTAATGGGATATAAGTTGTTAAAACTTTATCAACCTCATTCCAAGAATCATAGCGCTTAGATATAACCCTACGTGATTCAATAGCCCGTTGCCAGATCTTTGAACGGAGTTCTTCATGGAACCTTGAATTTGGGTTTAAGTCGAGGTTGTCAGGGTAATCATAGTCGAATTTTAAATCTCTATAATTAGCACTTCTAACTTCCTTTGAATCACCTTGTACAATGTATGGCATTTTTTATATCCTATGTATCAATTAGTCCATGCGTTCTTAGTTTTGACAAAAGACTGTTTATTGTTATTCTTATATCGCCTAAGTATGACTCAAGGCTAGCTTGATCTATTGTGCCTACACCAGTTAAGTCTGGTACAATAACGATATCAGCCTCAGCTGCTTGTCGATCTGTTATTACTTGAATGTCATTAACCTGATACCCCTTTCCAGTAGGGATACTGACATCTCCACCATCTTTAATATTTACATCTGAATCTTGAATTCCTTTACCGCCACCGTCTCCACGAACAGCCATATTATCAGTGATTGGATTTGCAGCAGACACAACATCGCCTAAGGATGGTAACTGATCTTGTCTAACAGCTTGGGTACCACTTGTTGCTTGACCTATTTCGATAGGTTGATCATCAGTATCCATAGCTGTTGAGTGAGCAGCATCATCATACTGATGAATATCAGTTAAATTACCTATTCTTATCTGTCTAAGTACCATTAGAAATTCCAGTTAATTAAATAATTTAATTTACTTAAATACCAAAGATCTTGTTATTAACAGCTTTGGTTAGGTTATCTACCTTTTTGTCAAGGTTTGATATTTTCTCAATCAATAACCCTTGACAAGATCCTCTCTTCTCCTCACAGTGTCCTTCACTAACTTTTCCACTATTTCCTATATATTTTCCAACAGTGCCTGAAATCACTGCTACACAAATTCCGCCTAATAATACTATCATTGGATCTGTCATGCGTATCTCCATTGTTGAAGAGGTTCATCATATTCAAGGTCTTCGTATTCAGACTCAGGGTTATTGTGATCTACATTGACAGGGGCAAAGTACCTCTCGCCAAGTTCGAGTAGTTCAACTATATATGCTTCTGCATCCATTATATCCCAGAGTTTTGAACGAGGAAACATTCGAAGCTGTTGTTCAAGAGCAGGGATCCTTGGACAACTTGCATTGTGATAAACATAGCCCATTCGATAATAAGGTACTAATTCCTTAATCCTCTGAACTTTTCCTTTCTCAGTATCAGACCCACCACGTGCGTTTAGCCATACTAATTCAAAAAACTTTCCACGCCTAAACATTTCACTTTTAATAGGTTGTTTAATAAACTCGACAAGAGAGGTTATTTCAATTCCTATTACTTTTGCATCTATAGATATAGCCATTTGGAATAAGGCGTCATAGATTTCATCAGGATACATTTTCTCAGATATTATATCTCGAATGTAAAGACGAGCATTTCGTAGGTCGATCCCTATTCCAATTATAGCTGATTCGGCAGAGTGGATTTTGATAGATTTTGCTGGGTCAAGGATCACTACCGATTCAATGTTTTTGTCAAGTTGAACTTCTGCATCTGTTTTCTTTAAATCAATTTCTTGACGAAATGTTTTTTCAAGAGGAAGATTATAGTATTTGTAATAACTATCTTGGAATGCAGAGTCCTTTGTTGACACTGGTAGATTTCTCAACTCACGAAAGAATACATCTGATTGACCTGAGTCTACATGATTCTGCCATTCAATAGCTATTTCCTCATCTGACATAAAGTTAGGAGCGACTGAATGAAAGTTATCATCACACGCTTCAATTCGTGTAGATTCCCACTCACGGGAGTCAAGGAGCTTTTGAAGTGTAGAATCCTCATGTTTTAAAGTGTCGATGTAGACTATTTTATAATTCTTAGCCATTGGCCCTATTCGTGGAACAGCCTTGATTACATCAGCATAGAGCCATCTGTAAACAGCATCCCTGTAGTCTTTATTTTCGATAAAGTCAGGGTCTTCAAGATCGTCTATTATAAACAGTCCTGGTCGATCATTCTTGAACAATACACCACGGACTTGTTGTTTAGCTCCACGTGGCCAGACTAAGGTGTCAAAGGCGACCCAAGCTTTCTTGGAAAATACTTCGTCAAATTCACTCTTCTCA